GGATATTCTAATGAAGAAGAGTGTTATGCAGACAGGCACAATCATCGCACTGAATGGTATAATATGATACATGATTATTGTAGCGACGACTTAGCAAGACTAGGACGTAACTTATTTTCTGAACACGATATCTACTGTGGTTTACGTAACAAGCGTGAATTCTTTGCAATGCAAAATGAAGAAATATTTGATTGTGCTATTTGGGTAGACAGAAGTGATCACTTGCCTAGTGAAGATCCTAGCTCAATGAGTATTGAACAATGGATGTGCAATTATACTATTGATAACAATGGTGACTTACAACGACTGAAAAAGAATGTGCATGTACTAATGCAGACATTATTTAAAAATCAGGGATTAAGTCTCCCTGCTTCCAGCGGCTACCTTCTTTCTGAAGTGTTCGTTGACAGTTAGCACAAATAGTTTTTAAATTTGTTGGTAAACAATTATCTAAGCGGCCGTCTATATGATACACATTGAATTGTTCTTGGTGCTTTGACCTAAACCCGCACTTTTCACATTCATTCTTTTTAACATATCCATACTTTGCCCAACGCGGTCGCCCTCGTTCGGCACCTCCGTATCTAGCACAACTCTCACACATACTTCTATAATATGCTTTATTGTGTTTATAATAATTTATAGCACACGGCTTTTTACTACAGTTTTTACATAAAGGTCTCATACTATTATTTAGTTGCCCTTTTTGGTCCCTTTTAATGGGGGTTTTGCGCAGGTAATTTTCTAATTTATGCTAAATAATAATAACAACTACTCAACAGGAGAAAAAAAATGGCATTATCATCACCAGGTGTTGAAGTTAAGGTAATTGACGAAAGTTTTTATACCCCAGCTGAACCAGGCACCGTACCAATGATTTTTGTTGCTTCCGCAGAAAACAAAACAAACGGAAGTGGCACAGGAACAGCGGCAGGAACGCTGAAAGCAAACGCAGGTAAACCTTACTTGCTTACATCACAAAGGGAATTAGCTGAAACATTTGGCGACCCAATATTTTATACAGATTCAAATAACAACCCAATACACGGTGGAGAGCTAAACGAATATGGTTTACAAGCTGCTTACTCGTTATTAGGTGTTAGCAATAGAGTTTATGTAACTCGCGCAGATATCGACTTAGGTGTATTAACACCAACAGCAGACGAACCAAAAGATAGTCCAGCAGATGGCACTAACTGGTTTGATACTAATGATAGTTCATATGGTATTTTTGAGTGGAACAGTTCACCAAAGAACGTAACTGGCGGACAGTCATTTAGCGTAAGAACTCCTATTGTTATTACAGATACAACAAAATTAGATGGTAACGGCGATCCTAAAGAGTCAGTTGGAAACATAGGTGATTATGCGGTTAAAGCAACAACAGATGTTATTAGAGTATACTACAGAAACTACACAGGTAGTTGGGTTAAAGTTGGCTCAACAGCGTGGATTAATTCACACTATGTAGCACAAGGAACAGTATCTAATCCAACATTAGGTGCAGCAACAAACTTAACTATTACTGTAGGCTCTGGTTCGGCAATTACAGTAGCAGAAGGAACAGACTTAGCAGATACAGTATCAACAGCAAACGCAGATGCAAGTTTCCAATCAGCAGGAATTAGTTTTGCTGCAATTGATGGCAAATTTAGTATATTTAATGATGCATCAGATGATGAAAGAATTACTATTGCTGACACAGACGGTTTACTTGCTAAACTAGGCTTAACAGCTGGAACTTTTGATGCAGCAAAAACACAAATTAGTGCTCATACAAGTGTACCTGAGTTTAAGTCAGGTGATACAACACCACGCCCAACAGGAAGTGTTTGGTTAAAAACTACTGAACCTAATCAGGGTGCAAATTGGAAGTACAAGCGTTACAATGCTAATACACAATTATTTGATAATGTGTCAGCACCAATTTACGGTACAGCATCAGCAGGCTTATATTGGTTAGATAGAAGCGGCGGCGGAGTTAACTTACCAGTAGGAACTACTTTTGTACAATCAAATGCAGAAGGTGCAACTTCAGAAGAAGGCGCATTTACAATCTTTAGTCGTGCTAACGCAGGCGCTACAGTTATTACAGGTAGTGCTGTAACAGCAAGTACATTTAGTGCGCAACCATATGCATTTAATATTGCAGAAACAGACGCAGGTAAAACAGCGTTACAAAGTGCTGTAACAATTAGCTTTACAGCAACAGGTGCTGTAGGCGATGCAGACTTAATGGCAGGTGCTATTAACAGTAGTGCATTAGAAAATGTTCAAGCTGAAGTATCAGCAGACAACAGAGTAATTGTTAAGCATGCACAAGGTGGAGACTTTACTATTGTAGACACAGACGGCGGCTTTGCAGCAGCTGGCTTTGTAGCATTTGTAGTTAATAATCCAAGTACAACAGCTAACTTGTACAGTAGAAATAGTGTACTTACAGCAAGTAACTGGAAGAAAGCAATATTTACAGCAAGTGATGACGCTCCAGGAGCATTAGCTGCACAAGGCGCACTTTGGTACAACAGTGTTGTAGACGAAGTTGATATGATGATACATAATGGTACAACTTGGGTAGGCTATCAGAACTTTAATTCAGATTATAGCGATACTAACCCATCAGGACCAATTGTTTCGGCAACAGAGCCTACACAACAGTCAGATGCATCAGCATTAGTAGACGGTGACCTTTGGATTAGCACAGCAGACTTAGAAAACTATCCATTAGTTTACAGATATGATGGTGTTAACTTAGCATGGTCATTATTAGACAGTGCAGACCAAACTACTGAAAGTGGTATTTTGTTTGCAGATGCACGTTATAACACAGCAGGCGCAAATGGCGACGAAGCTGGTAGTATTGTTGACTTATTAACAAACAACTACTTAGACCCAGATGCTCCAGATCCAGCACTATATCCAAAAGGTATGTTGTTATGGAACTTACGTAGAAGCGGATTTAACGTTAAGCGTTTTGAGCGTAACTATGTAGACATTAACGGTACTAACGGCAGATTCAATAATGACGAATCAATGGCTGGCTACTATCCACACAGATGGGTAACTGAGTCAGGTAACCAAGCTGATGGTTCAGGTAGCTTTGGACGTAAAGCACAGCGTAAAGTTGTTATACAAGCGTTACAGGCTATGGTTAACAGTAACGATGACATTAGAGATGATGAGTCTAGATTGTTTAACGTTATGGCAACACCAGCGTATCCAGAACTAATTGGCGAAATGGTTAGCTTAAACTATGATAGAGGCCTAAGTGCATTTATCGTAGGTGACAGTCCAATGAGACTAACACCAGATGCTACTTCATTAAATGAATGGGGTCAAAACGTTCGTCTAGCTGTTGAAGATAACGATGACGGTTTAGTTAGCTTTGATGAGTACATGGGTGTTTACTACCCAGCAGGCTTTACAAGTGATAACGCAGGTAACAACGTAGTTGTTCCAGCTTCACACATGGCACTACGTACTATTGCACTAAGTGATCAAGTTAGCTTTCCATGGTTTGCACCAGCAGGTACAAGACGTGGTGGCGTAACTAACGCAACAGCAGCAGGATACATTAGTGATGAAGGCGAATTTGTAAGTGTAGCGTTGAACGAAGGACAACGTGATACACTTTATGGAAATGCTGTTAACCCAATTACATTCTTAAGCGGAAGTGGTTTAGTAGTATTTGGACAGAAAACAAGAGCAAGAAATGCAAGTGCATTAGATAGAATTAATGTTGCACGTTTAGTAATTTACATGCGTTCACAACTTAATAAACTTGCAAAACCTTACTTGTTTGAGCCAAACGACAAAATAACAAGAGATGAAATTAAAGGTGCGGCAGAAAGTCTAATGCTAGAATTAGTTGGACAAAGAGCACTTTATGATTTCCTAGTTGTATGTGATGAAAGTAACAACACACCAAGTAGAATAGATCGTAATGAACTATATCTTGATATTGCAATTGAACCAGTTAAGGCTGTAGAATTTATTTACATACCGCTTAGACTTAAAAATACAGGAGAAATTGCAGGACTTTAATTAAGTGAAAAGACCCCTGAAATATGGGGTCGACACTTTGATAAATACTAGCAACAGGAGAAAATATAAATGGCAATCTCAACATTATCAAAAATTACAGTACCGTTAGCGAGCGACACAAGCGCAAGCAATCAGGGACTTTTGATGCCGAAACTACAATATCGCTTTAGAGTGACATTGGAAAATTTTGGAGTAACATCAGCAACAACAGAACTTACAAAGCAAGTTATGGATGTAACTCGTCCTAACATAACTTTTGAGGAAATTACATTAGATGTATATAACTCAAGAAGTTACTTAGCTGGTAAGCATACTTGGGAACCAATTACATTAAATGTACGTGATGACGTAAGCAACAATGTACAGAAGCAAGTAGGCGAACAGTTACAGAAACAATTTGACTTCTTTGAACAGTCAAGTGCAGCTAGTGGAATAGACTACAAATTCTTAACACGCATTGAAGTGTTAGATGGTGGTAACGGAGCAAACGAAGTTGGAGTATTAGAAACTTTTGAACTTTATGGTTGTTTCCTACAAAACGCTAACTACAACACATTAAACTATGCAACAAGTGACGCAGCTACTATTGCACTATCAATTAGATAT